GACAACTTTTTTTAAACATTATGAAATAGTAATACTAATAGCACCTAAGCTAGCAGTCATACTAGGACTAAACCTAACTTTGGTTCCTGTAACAGTAAGTATAGCAAAGGGTTCGCTAATATCAGCAAAACCTACGCCGTCAAATACTTGTAATGAATTAGTGGTGGTATTAAAAATAATCGTGCCTGGATTGAATACAGCTTTATCTCGCTCTGTGGTAGTAAATTGTTCGGTATTGATAGGATCAAACTCACCTAAATTTATTTCTAAAATTCTAATTAATCTATTAAATAAATCTGGCGTTACTTCATTAATAGCTAAAGGTAAACTAGTATTTAATAGTTTAGCCATTACCTTCTACCGTCAGTTCTAATATCGTAACGTGTTGCCCCTAATCGCCAACCTACTCCTAAATTACCAGTATCACCATCATTAGAGTTTACTCTAAGCACTGCTTGTCTACCTCTAGCTCTAATATGTCCTTGTTGAGTAGCAGGGCTTACGGTAGACGTTTCTCCAGAATTTAAAGTATCACCAGGAAAGTTTCTAGTTTTTGTGACTATATTTACATTTGAAGCCGAGTCATCGTCTAAAAATTTTACATCTGGTATGACTCGACGCAAAAAAGAAAAACTTTCACCATCACCAATATCGAAATCTCCTGACTCAATAAAGACATTTGTCATTTCAGAACCATCGTCGTCAAAACCAAACTCGTGTTGAAATAAATAATTACTACCAGCAGCTTGTGGATAGTTTTCTATATTAGAATCTAGCCAAGCAGTTCTGTTTAGTTGACCGTAGTACCATACTTGTTCTTGATAGTTGTAAATAACATAGCGATCTATTTCTGTTGCACTTGCAGAAGGGTAGAACCAACCTACCTCTGAGTGTTTGTTATTACTAAATCCGTGTATTTTAAAAGCTTGAGTTTCATTAATATCACTAAAAACATAATTTCTTACTGCACAAGGTAGTTGTTTAACCGTACCACTATATACATAAAAAGAATCATAACCCATAAAGTACACACCATTAGGTGCTGTTACGGCCGCTTTTGGTCCAATCAAACCTGTGTTTTCATTAATTAAATTTATACCAAAAGTGAAAGGTGGACCGATGAATTGCATACTGTACATAGCACTATCAGTAAAAACTATAATTTCTTGTCTTGCTTTTACAGCACCAATAATTTTAGAACCAGAGGATAACCTTAACTCTCCAGCTGTATTAGTAGTCAACGTTTCAAACTCTAAAGGGTTTTCTTGATCACTAAAAGCTATAAGCATTGGGTCTAACTCACCCGTTCTATCTCCAGTTGTGCTAAGTGGGTCACAACCAAAAACTATTAAATGCCTGTCTATCTCTGAAGTTAAAACTTGTAACCCGACGGTTGGTACTTTGTTAGCACCAGCTTGAGTGTGTAGCTCACTGGCCCTAGTCGAAGTAGTATTGTTTTCAACCCAACGATATATACCTCCACCTCTAGCATTAATAATTAAATCCTCACCATAATTATCATGAGTCCAAATCCTTAAATTGGTTGTTGCGGTTTCTACTCCGGCTGAAGCTTCTTCACCCCAACCGTTAAAATCGTTAGCACTATCTGCATTGCCTGTAACTAATTGCACAGTAGCGGTATTACTATGCGCTGCAGCTGTGCTTCCTTGCACACCACGAGTACAACTACTAAGAGTGTTAGTAGACACAGATCCTATAGTAATTAACTCAGAACCAATTAAAATAGTATCTCCAGCAATAAATCCTGTGGCGCTAGTTAATACTATAGTTGTCACAGAATTATTAATAGCACCATTTAAAGTCGTAGTTAAAGCACCATCTGTATTACCGCCCCAAAGACCTGCGCCCCAACCTGTGGCAGCAACCACTGTATCTAAACCAGTGTTTATTTGATAAACACCATCGGTGCCTGACCCACCACCACTTGCTGTTTGATCATCAGAGTTAGCGGTAACTGTATTACCAGAAGTATCTTTAGCAATAATAGTATAAGTATTACCATCAATAATACCTGCTATTTGATACTCTTGATTTAAAACGGTAGCTGTAATATTTCCATTTCCACTTCCTCCATCTAAAGCAACAGCTCCAGAAATAGTAACAAAATCATTTGCTACTGCTCCGTGAGCATCGTCGGTCACTGTTAAAGTAGAGGAACCATCAGTGGCAGCAAAGGTTATAGAGTTGGTGCTGGTTTTTCTAACTGGGGTAATGTCATTAAATGCGTTGTTGTTTTCAACAAGATAATATTTTAAATGTGTACCAAGACCTAAATATTTGGCTCCTGCTAATGAAACAAAATTATGTAACGCTCTAGCAGTGCCTTGATAAGTAGAGGTTAAAAGTTTTTGCCAGCCACCAAATTTTTCTGGTCTGCCAGCACGAAACCTAATTAAATTACAATCAAACCAAGCAGGCTCATTGTCATAAGCCGTACCCTCTCGATTTATTCCAGGTTTAAAAACATATTTTTGTAGTGCCATTTTTTCATTTTACACGAAAAAATAAATTAGAAGAGAGTGATTTTTATCATGAACCCAGTGATTGTCAGCATGATTGTGCCAAAAAATACCAAGCCTCCTCTAATACTTTTGTTGATAGATTTTACTTCTATTTCGATACCGTCTAGTCTACGCCAGTTTTCACGCCAACGTTGCTCACACGCTGCCTCATGTGAGCTTAGTCTTTTATCTACTTCGGTGACGGTTGCTTTTGCCATTTTACTAAACTATCCCACCTTTTTTCATAAAGCCCATTTTATTTCGCACTTTCTTTGGTAGTTTAGACAGGCCTTTATTTCCCTCTGGAACAGGTTTTAGAACTTTACCACCAGCTTCTAACTTTTGCAGATCATCTACTAGACCACCTTTTTTATAGCCAACTCGACCACCTTTCATCATTTTAACGATCCCGCCTTTTTCCATTCTAGCGATGGCTCCCATGTCTTCATCGCCCATACTTTTTCTTCTGTGCCTTGGCATAACTACCTCCTAGTCTTTTTTCAAGGATTTTAAAAATGCGATGGTAGCAGAAACTGTTGTAGTTATCTTTTCCCACCACGTTGGTTTGAAATATCTGATAATAAAAAGAACCGCAATGAGTCCTAAAATAATTGATAATACTTCCATAATTACCTCATTTAATTTGTATCAAAGGATTGTTGGAATTATCCTGTTTGTCCTCTATCTTGTCTACTTTTTTAAATAAAATGTCTAGCTCTGCACGTAAGGCTTTTATCTCTCCACGTAAGATTATGACATCTTGTGTCAAAGCATTGTCCGCAGCTTCTAAAGCTTTTAGCTGCGGTGTGTAAGAAACACCAGATTTTTGTTCTACTATTTCTAAACGAGCTACGTAACCCGCGCCGGCATAACCAAATCCCGCTATGGTGCTGACCAAAGCTGCTAACGCTATCACCTGTCCTAATCTATTCTTTATCCAGTCCATATTATAAATTTGGTTGTGTAGCTTTTATTTTAACAAGATTTTGATAATTTGCATCAAACAATTTAGTGTATCCTAAATTGTTATCTAATATTTTACTATCTGTATACAAAGCTTTTGGTGCATACCAAGATTTATTGTCAGGTATTACAGCATTGCGATAGTTATCAAAGCCTGGTACGAAATTTATAAAGCTAATTAATTTGTCTTCATTACCATATTCGTTATCCGAAGTAACTCTTTCTTCTATAACTCCTTGAGCTTGTTCTTGTAAATTTTGCGCCACAATCTCATCTGCAATAGTATCTGCTTCTGAGCGTACCTCTAAGTCCATGGTCCCTGTTTCTTCAACACTAGTGGAACTATCTGCAACAGTTGCTGTCGCCACCGTAGTGGTTTCCGTTTCAACTTGAGCAACACTCACGGTTGAGTCCATAGTGCTAATGTTTAAATTAAAATTACTGTTGACGCTAGTTTGGTTTCCAGTGCTACCACCAGTTGAGTGCACATCAGTTCCCGCAGTTGTACCACTGACACTATTAGCAGCAGTGCTAATCGTTTGTGCTAC